TGCACCGCAAGCTCAACCTGCACAACCGCAGGCTTAATCGCTGGAATTTTATTAAGACTGGCTCATTGATTGCTATTCTGGCAATCTCTTTCCTGATTGACCGTACTTACTTCTTCTTTCCGCCTAGCTTAGCACCAGTGTGGAATGATATGTGGGTTGACATTATTGGCTTATTGGCTGGCGCAGATTTGATCCTGTGCGGTGTCTTAGACATACACGTGGATTTGCTGGTCAAACTTGGGTTAGGCGTCTCAGTAGCGTTTCTGACTGCTTTGCTGGTTGCCGAATTCTTTCATGTGTTTGGCATCGACTACTTTAGATTTCACCCAGTCATTATTTTTGAAATTTATGCAATTATCAATTTGATGCAGATTGCATATGAGTATCAACCACAAGATGATGATTAGGAATGGAGCGATACACTTGCAAGGCCTTAAGGACATACTTAGTGTACTAGCTCCATTTTTACTTGGGTTGGTGACGAGTTATCTAAGCGATAGAAGATCAACGAGACACGATAGCCATATTTTTTTAGTCGACGACTATCAGTCTGTGATCAATGAAAATAAAGAATTGCGCAGAGAAAACGACAAGTTACGAAAGGAATTACAAAAATGACAGTTAAAGATTGGATTTATTTAGGCATTACCGTAGCAAGTTACTTACTTGCAATCATTGCAGGCGTGTACGCTAAGGACAAGGCTAAGATTAACCGTGCTACACGTGCCGGGCAAGCTCTAGATGTGTTAGGAAAATTAGCTACCAATGCAGTGCATGAAGCAGAGTATATTGGTGGCAGTGGTCAAGAGAAGCGTGACTTTGCTAGTGAAATCATTACTCAAGGCTTGTCTTGGTTTGGGATCAAGAGCGTAACACCTAATGCAGTTAATGGTGCTATCGAAAAGGCCGTTAATGCTATGAATCTTGCAAATAGCGATGCAAGCAGTATTGCATCTGATGAAGTAGCAACCAATGTGCCTGAAAAAGACATTGTGCAACCGGAAGCACCAGCTAAGGACGTGACAGCAGATGGCAAGTAGAGATTATGTTGTTGACGTTGCTGCTTATCAGCCGACTAGCATGAGTGCATATAAGCACGCTGGGGCAAGGCAAGTAATTGTCAAGCTAACTGAGGGCACTGGGTATTTCAATCCGAAAGCGAACGCACAGATCAAGTCTACCCATGCTAATCATATGTACTTGCATGCCTATCATTTTGCAACGTTTGACAATTCAGTTAGTCGAGCTAGAAAAGAAGCAAAATTCTTTGTTGCAGAAGCAAAGAGACACAATATCAGCAAAAAACGGTATCTGTTTCTTGACTGGGAGACGGGTGATGGCAATGTTGTCGTTAATAGCACATACAGCAACACGAAAGCTATCATGGCTTTCATGAAAGTGTGTCATGATGCTGGATACAAGGTCGGCTTATACTCCGGTGCTTACATCTTAAAACAGCACATTGATACAGCTAAAGTTGTTAAGAAGTACGGTACATGTCTTTGGGTTGCTTCATATGCAACAATGGGTAGAATTGACACGCCTGACTTTAACTACTTCCCATCAATGGATGGGGTAGCAATTTGGCAATTTACTGATAACTGGCATGGCTTAAATGTTGACGGTAACATCACTCTCAAGGAATTAATCACTGAAAAGAAATCTACAGTACATAAAGCTAAGCCAGCCAAAAAACCCAAGCCAAAGCCAGTTAAGAAGACTGGTATCGTATATGTGCCTATCTTATATGGCAATCCAAATTACAAAGTTAGGTTACTAGATAGTAACGGGCATTATCAAAAATACATCAGAACAAATACTCACTGGAAAATATGGGAAGAAAAAACAATTCGAGGGATGAAATGTTATCGAATTGGTACTGATGAGCAATGGGTACCAGCTAAGTTTGCTAAGCTAATTTAATATTAAAATAGAGCCACTCTGGGGAGTAATTCCCTGGGGTGGCTTTTTTGTTTGTCACATTTTGTGTCAAAAAATATCACTTTTGTGTTGCAAAATATGCAAAAGCATGTATAATATAAAGTGTAAAGAGAAATAGAAGAAAAAGAGGTATAAAAAATGATGGATGTATTAAGTATAGTTAATGAAACTAAAAAGCAAATTGAAGAAGTTAAGAAAGAAATCAAAAAAGAAAGACTTGAATTGAAGAAAGCAGATGAAGCAGGCGAATGGGATATTAAAGGCCCAAGCCTTGAAGGTTCTATCGAATATGATGAAAAAGCTTTGGATGATCTTGAAAACTGCTTAAAGAAGTTCAAAGACTTTAAGCAACTCACTATAAATTATGTTGATGACATTGGCTCAGAGCTTGTCTATGACTTTGTTTTAGACAAAAAGTACAGCAGATTCTATATTTACTGCACCAGTACGGGTGATGGCATTTGGATCAATTTTAAAGAAGCTGAAAAAATGTTAAATCAGCTAATCGATGATGATAAAATTAAAAAGTCAGAGTTTGGTGAGTATTCAAATCATTACAATAAATTGCTGAAAAATAGCAAGGCTGAAAGATTATCAAACGTCATTAAAATAAACAGTGGCTATTTTAACAGTGACAAGTTATACAAACTTTCAAAAGTAGTAAAAGAGCTTAGCCCTGAACGTGCAGAAAATCTTGCCTTTATCCTAAAAGAAATAAATTATTGAGGCAACTACAGATGAAAATATTATTCAATAGAAATGCTGTCAAATATGAAACCAAAAAGGCTGTACTAATTAAAGTTCCAAGACAAAATTGCAAAGTATGGTTGCCAAAATCTTTAATTAAGCCAAAAATGTGGTTTTACTCAGCATATTTGCCAAAAGATATGGAATTTACACTGCTTATTGGCAGGAATAGCAAGAAAAGATGCTCTGCACAAACCCTTCAAAACTTTTTTGAAGGACAAATTTTTTCTTGTGGTACAGAAAAGACAGAAGTTTATTATCACAAGCCAAAGAAGTTTAAACCAAAGAAGGTGGAAGCAGATGATTCCCTTAAACGTTAACCAAAAGCTGGCAGTTAAAAAACTAGAACGTCTACGAGTGGGCGCTCTTTTTATGGAGCCAGGAACAGGAAAAACAAGAGCAGCAGTTGAATTAATTAACTCTTCAAAAACTGACTATGTGTTATTTATCGTTCCTTTTCAGACCAAGAAAAATATAAAAAAAGAACTGATTAAATGGAAGCTAAAGCCAAAATATCGTATTGAAGGTGTTGAATCTTTAAGCAACTCAGATAGACTCTATCTTGAATTGCTAGATGAAGTTAAACACGCTAAAAAGGCTTTTATGGTAGTAGACGAAAGCTTAAAAATAAAGAATATCCACGCTAAGAGAACAGAGAGAGTTATGAGGCTTGGTAAATTGGCCTATTATCGCTTAATACTTAATGGCACACCAATTTCAAAAAACATTTTAGACTTATATCCCCAAATTGAATTTTTGAGTCCAAAGATTTTAAACATGCGATATATCGAGTTCTGGGATAAATTTGTTGAGTCTGAAACTAGAATCGATGGATATAGTCAATACACTATAGTTAAAGATTCAGTCAACATCCCTTATCTATATTCTTTGATTGAGCCATATGTTTTTGAAGCTAAGCTGAAGCTAGGAATAGATAAAAATGAGCATTGCGTTGATTATATTGTTGATGATCCGCAGGCTTACTGGGATGCAAAAGAAGAAATGCTGCAAAAAATAAAGTTTATGGGAGACGTGGATTTTCTGGCTATGACACAGAAAATGCAGCATTCTTATTCTCTTGATACAGCACACATTCAGCAATGTGAAGACTTGGTTGCAAGCTTAAAACGCAAAACGATTATTTTTGTAAAGTACTTGGATACAAAAACAGAGCTAACAAGAAGATTTCCAAACTGCAAGGTCATTACTTATGGAAAAGGCTCATTAGGACTGAATTTGCAGGAATATAAGAACATCATATTTTATGAAAAGACATGGGACTATGCACAGCTAGAACAAGCAAAAAGAAGGATTTACAGGCTTGGTCAATCTGAAAATGTAAATTATTATTTTTTGACGGGTAACTTGGGACTTGAAAAAATGATTGATAATTCAATCACTAAAAAAACAAGCCTGTTAAATCTCTTCAAAGAGACTAGCAATAGAAAGGAGTTTGCACGTGAGTTCTAAAACATACTTAGACATTAATGTCTATGAAGCTACACAAAAGCGACTTAAATATATTTTTGATGAATTTGATAATATTTTAGTTGCCTTTAGTGGTGGTAAAGATAGTGGAGTACTTTTAAGTTTAACTTATCAATATGCAAAAAAGCACAAACAGTTAAGCAAGATGGGTATGTACTTTCTTGACTATGAAGCACAATATCAAGCAACAATTAAATACACTCAAGAAATGTTTAATAATTTAAGTGATATTAAACGCTACTGGCTTTGCTTGCCTAATTCTGTACCAAGCGCAACATCTATGACTACAGGTACATGGATTCCGTGGGAGAAAGCTAAAAAAGATATTTGGGTACGTAAAATGCCCAAAACACCTTATGTAATCAATGAAGACAATGTCCCATGGGACTATAAGCCTGCTACTAGCGATTATCAGGCACAAGAAGACTTTACTAAGTGGTTTTCCTCCACGCATGGAAAAACTGCAGTCCTAATTGGGATTAGAACAGATGAAAGTTATGATCGGTTTAGAGCTATTAAATCAAACCATAAAGTTAACTCTTATGGTGACAAAGAATGGCTAGTATCTAAAGATAAAATTACTGTCAATGCTTATCCAATTTACGACTGGTCAGTAAAAGACGTCTGGGTATGTAACGGCAAGGAAGCTTTTAAATATAATAAAATTTATGATCTGTACTATCAAGCTGGTATGAATATTAACAAGATGAGAGTTGCTTCACCATTTTTATCAGAAGGATTATCAGATTTGCACTATTATCAAGTAATTGAACCTGATACATGGGCTAGAATGCTAGGAAGAGTCAATGGAGTCAACTTTGCCGGCATATACGGTAAAACTACCGCTATGGGCTGGAGAAATATCAAACTTCCAAAAGGGATGACTTGGAAAAAATACCTTAAATTTTTACTTTCTACATTGCCCGAGCAGACCAGAAAAGATTATCAAAAAATATTTAAGACCAGCATTGAATTTTGGGACAAGAAAGGTGGTGTTCTTGATGATGAAACTATCAAAGAACTTCAAAATGCAGGTATACCACTAGAGATTAAGGGTAAAACGAATTATAAAACACAAAAAAAGGCAGTGGCATTTCACGACTATCCTGACGATGCACCTGTCAAAAAATTTAGAACAGTTCCATCGTATAAGCGTATGTGTATCACAATCATGAAAAATGATCATACCGCTAAGTATATGGGCTTTGCAAGAACCAAAGCACAACAAGAAAAGAGGAAAAAAGCAATTGAAAAATACCAAAACATCCTTTAAAGCTATTATTTTCAGAAATACTCACAATGATGATACTTTTACATTTAATAGTATCAGTGAAGCAGCAAGAACATTACATATCTCAGAAAGTGATATTTCTAAAGTTTTAACTCAGGAGCAAAAATCAACACATGGATTTGAGGCATGGTATGCTAATAGCGTAGTTTACAATGTTAAAGCTGTTCCCATTAAAAAGATACAAGCTAATACTTATAACCCTAATCATGTAGCACCTCCTGAAATGAAACTTCTTTATGAATCAATTAAAGATGATACGTATACCATGCCTATTGTCTGCTACTATCTTAAGGACAAAGATAAGTATGAAATTGTAGACGGTTATCATAGATATACCACTATGCTAAAACACAAAGATATCTATGAACGAGAGCATGGTATGTTACCTGTGTCAGTAATTGACAAGCCACTAGAAGACAGAATTGCATCCACAATTAGGCATAACAGAGCTAGAGGGACACACAGCGTTGATCTAATGGTTAATATCGTCAATGAATTAAAAGATTCAGGTATGTCAGATGCTTGGATTATGAAAAATATCGGTATGGATGCGGACGAACTTTTAAGGCTAAAGCAAGTAGGTGGTTTGGCTGCAATGTTCCAAGATGAAGATTATAGTAAGGCGTGGAAATAATGAATGATTTAGAAAAGTCACAAAAGCTTTTGACAGCAAAATTAAGACCATTAAATATAATATCCAAGGAATCAAAAATAAGTTATGATACAATTCGACACTATGCTTCTCATCCAGAAAAATTGCAAGAAGCAGCATGGATAAGAGTTTATACTCTTGCTTTAATTTATGATGACCTTGTATCTGAACTAACTAGATGATTTATTAATTCATTAAATCCTGATTTTAGAGTCACTCCGTTTGTGGGTGGCTCTTTTTTTTGCGCTGAGACAATGATTCTGTGGTCATCTAATTATTTTTAAGTGGATGATTGTATTGCTTAGCCCTTTAATGCTAATTGTAGACAAATAAAAGCCCTATTTAGAACATTTTTTTGCTAAATGGCAAAAAAAGTGTTGACACAGTTTCGATATGGGACTACTATAAAGATGTTCCGAGAAGGAACATGAAGAAATGAGGTGAACATATGCAATATAAATTATATGCCTTGAGAAAGCATAAAGGCTTAACACAAGAAGATATGGCTGAAAAATTAGGTATTACTCCTACTACATATAGAAATAAGGAGCTTGGTCATACCTTCTTTAATGCAAAAGAAATGTTTAAAATTAGTGATTTGTTTCAAAAGCCATTAGATGATATTTTTTTACCATCTGAAGCTCAAAATTGGAACAAGAAAGGAAGAATGAAAAATGCAAAAGTTTAATCAACAGCTATCTGATATTGCAGATGCTTTTGCCACCTTTATGAAGTGGGGATTAATTAGCAGTGGAATTTCCGTTGTATTGATCCAAATATGTATTTTTATTTCTAATTTACTAGTGAGGTAACAAAATGGAAGCAAAATCAGGAAAAGAAATGTTGAAAGAGGCCAGATATCAAGATCAGCAAACTGAAAGAAAAGAATATCAAGGTTATGACCTTTGGACTGCTTTTGATGTAAAAGGCAATCTAGTTACTTTTGGTGATAGAAATTGTGATTATGATACTGCACAAGGTTTTATTATTGACCAATTAGTTACAACTAATAGTTTAGCTAAATTCGCTGATTTGATTGGTGCTGATGGAGTAGCTGATATGTTAGGCGATTTCTTCGCTAATTCTAGTGATCCATATGGTGAAGATTATTGGCAGCAACTGGCAGTAGATTGGTTTGACGCTCAATACATGGGCAATTAAGGAAAGAAGATAAAAATAATGAATGATTTTCAAAAGTGGCGAGCTGATACAGAACAGCAAATAGGAGACTGGACTAATTGGCTATTCTATGAAGCTTTAAAAAAAGGCACATACAATGCAGGCATTCACTGGCTACAGAAAAATAAACCAGAAATGCCAAGTTCATACAAAGCCACCGCAGGTGAAACATTTAGCACAGTTATTAGGACTATTTATGATGATGCAATTGAAAAAGTCCGCTATGAAGCAATGAAAAGGCCAACGAACTATTAGGGCTTAAATAGAAAGTGTGATAACGATGACTGAAGACTTCTTAAAAAATGCAATTCAAAATGAGGCAATTTTAAAATTTAACAGCAAATGGAGTCAAGTTCCTGAAGATGAACACGCGAGAATGGCTTATCAAAAAGTAAAGAACACTCCAGAATTTGATGAATTTACAAATGCTATGATCAAATGCTATGAAAAAGAAATTACTAGTAATGTCCTCCACAGTTTAGAGGGAGTAAGACGGCTAGTTAGAGATGCAGGTGAGAAATAATGCCAGCATTTAATTGGAAAGATGCTCCTAAAGAAAACTACCGTTGGCTTGTTTATGGTGTTCCGGGTGTTGGTAAAACAACACTTAGTAAATACCTTACAGGCAAGACTTATTTACTAAGCTTGGATAATTCATTTAGAAGAATTCAATTTTGGCAAGGTAAAAAAGATATTTGGGTTATTGATCCACAGAAGCCCATTGAAGATTTAAATAGCTTTGCAGAATCATTTGACCCAAGCCAATACGACAATTTAGTGATTGACAATCTAAGTAATTTACAGAAGTTATTCTTCGTTGAAAAGGCTAGAGAAACCAGGACTGGCTTAGATAATAAAATGTCTGACTACAATGAGTGGAATACTTATCTAACTAGATTCATTGCTTATGTCTTTAAATGGAATGTCAATATTTTAGTTACCGCATGGGAAACACAAACTAAAATAACTGATCCTAAAGGGCAAGAGTTCATGCAGTACGGTCCTGATATTAGACCTAATCCACGAGATTACTTACTTGGTAACTGCGATGCAGTCGGGAGAATGATTCAAAAACCACAATCTGGAGAACGTGGAGTTATCCTACAAGGCTCTATAGATACTTATGCTAAAAACAGACTTAGCAGTGATAAAGGCTGTAAAGCGCAAGACTTCTTTAACTTTAATAAAAGCAGAGATAAGTAATGTATCGGTTGTTTGATTATCAGCAAAAATTAGTCGCTGGAGCCAGAAATGCACTCGCTCAGGGTAATAAAGGTGTGCTTATTGTGAGTCCACCAGGATCGGGGAAATCTGTTGTAATTGCAGAAATTGCACGTTTAACAGCACTCAAGAAAAATAGAGTTTTGTTCTTCGTGCATCGGCAAGAATTGGTTGAACAGATTAAAGAATCATTTATCGAGCAAGGTGTTGATTTAAATTACTGCACAATTATGACAGTTGGCAAGGTAGCTAACAGATTAAAAATACTTCCCAAGCCAAATTTAATCATTGTGGACGAAAGTCAGCATTCAAGAGCTAAAACGTATCAGAAAATATTTAATTATTATTCTGATGTTCCCAGGCTTGGCTTTACTGGAAGTCCCTGGAGGTTATCAGGTAAAGGATTTAAAGACATTTATTCAGTAATGGTGCAAGGGCCTAAAACCAAATGGCTGATAGACCATCATAAACTTGCTCCATTTACTGTCTATGGCTACCAATTAGGTGATAAAAACATGTTAAGGCATGGTTCTACTGGTGACTACACAAAACGATCTATGGACAATTATACGCGCTCTATCATTCATGGCAGTATTGTTAAGTCTTGGCTTAAGTTTGCTAAAGATCGTAAAACGATTGTTTACTGTCACTCGGTCAGCTTCAGTAAGAAAGTCGCTCAAGCTTTCAGAAATGCAGGAATCAATGCAGTTCATGCAGATGCTAAAACTCCTGAAAGTAAACGCAACAAGATAATGACTGACTTTAAGAAAGGCAAAATCAAAATCTTATGCAATGTTGAATTATATGGTGAAGGCGTAAATGTG